CATCAGTATCCCGCCTCAAAGGCCATGAGCGCCGCCATTGACGCGCTTTGCTTTGCGGCCACGGACTGCTTTTTGCTGCGACCCACGCGACGCGCGGCCTTGATGATCTCGTTGCCGAGTTCCGCTTTAATGATGTCCAAAGCCTGCCCCTGCTTTGCGTCCCAGGCGGGCCGCATGTAGGGCTGTGGCGCATCCTTTACGCTGCCGAACTCAACGATGTGGGCGTAATTGATCACGCCCTTGCCGCGAGACGGGCCGACATAGACTTGGGCGAACGAGCCCGTTCCCTTTGCCGCCTTGCGAGCGCCTCGCAGCGCGGCACCAGCGGTGGCCTTGCCAAGCCCCGCGCGCATCGCGGCGGCGTATTCCGCATTGCCGACTGTGTTCTTGACGCGGGCTGAGACTGCGATGCTATCACGCAAGTTGCCGGTTCGCGCCGATTTGTCAGCATTTGACCGCGCGTCTTCCGCGATGGGTTCGCCTGCCTTCTTGAGCGTGCGAACGAGGACGTTTCGAGCGGTTGCCTTTGGCAGCATGCCAAGCGCCTTGTCGAGGGCGGCAAGGCCGTCAACCCGCACCGTCACGCTCATGGCGTTTCTGCCCGTGCGGTCGCTGTGATCTCGATGTGTTTGTTTCGCCCGATCAGCTTCACGCCGTTGATATCGTACTCGCGCCCGTTGAAGGTCAGGCGGTCGCGAGGGTCTACGGTTGCCGTTGTGGCCGACCAGCGCACTGTGAACCGGGCCTGCATGTTCGCCAGCGTCTCGCCTGCGCGCATCCGCTCGCCGTCGTTCACCGGCACCATCTGCGCCCAAACGGTCGCCAGCGTGGCCCAGGAATAGACGGGCTCGTTGAATCCATTAAGGGTTGAGGATGCCCGCTTGAGGACGATCCTTCGGTCAAGTCGGCCCGCGTCCATATCAGACGCCACGCCGATGGTTGGAAATCAGCGCATTGACCGCAAACGGGAGTTCCATTCCGCTTTCACCAACGGCAACCGTGCTGCGGCTTTCGTACCAGTGAGCAATAAGCATCAGCATCGAATGGCAAATATCTTCTGGTGCCGTCGCATAACCAATTGCCGCCGTGACCGTCACGCGCGAACCGATCTGCGTGGCCGGCCAAGTCTGGTCAGGCTTCAGAACGATGCCAACGTCAAGGCCATCGGCTCGCACTTCATAGACAGTGGTGGCGAGAGTCTGCGATGCGCCGGTGGTGTCAATATAAGTGATGGAGGTGATAGAGGAAACCGGGGCCTCTGGAAGCCGCGCTAGGTCAGAGAACCCATCACACTTGAACGAAACGCCCGTGCGCGCGGAAAACCGCACCGCACAAGCGGCCTCGATGTGCGCCCGTGCCGCCTTGATTAAGCTCGTGATCAGCGTGTCATCATCGGAATGATCCACGCGAAGTTGCGCCTTGGCCTGTGTCAACGTGACAGGCTCAGACGCCGGGGCGGCAACAGAGGCGGGATACCACATGGTTATCGCTTCTCGCGGCCCTTGCGGGTGGCAGTCTCAACCGATGCCAAGGCAACCGGCTCGGCATAACCGGCCTCAATCATGCGAATGGCTTCGGCTTCGGAAAAGCGGTCGGTTTCCGCGCCAGCGTCAAGCGCGAAGTCCACGCCAGCAAATGAAACGAGCAACTTGATCTTCATATCGGAAACTCCAAAGAGGAAAGGCGGGAGCCGAAGCCCCCGCCATCATGGTTAAGCGCCCGAGGCGGTGATGAGGTGCTTGACAGCAGCCGACTGGCCGATCTCGCCGTCAAAGCGGATCAGACCGGCAATGCCGAGGTCCGGCCAGAAACGCTCGCGCATGACGCCGACCACCGGGCCGCCGACCTTGCGAACGTAATACTTGCCGAAATCACCGAACAGAATGACCTTCTTGGAGGCTGCAATGCTGTCCATCGCCTGGTTGACGCTGTAGCGATAGCCGAGCAGCGTACCGGGCTGACCGGCGGTAACATCGCCCATCTGCCACAGGTAGTTGCCCTGACCATCCTTCAGCTTGCGGATTGCCGAGAGCGTGCTGTCGTTGAACATAAACCGCGCCTTCGGAGACTGGCGATAAGCCGGGTCAACCGAGTGCAGGAGGTCGATGATCTCGTCAGCGGTGATGGCCGTGGCCGACGCAGCGGTCTTGCCAGCCGCCGAGGCGGTAACAATGCCGTTCGGAGCCGACGAGCCGGTGCCGGTGGTGAGCTGCACATTGGCAATGCGCGCAAGACGCTCGCCCAAGAGATCACCGAGAAGCTGCTCCATAGCGAAGATGCTGTCGGAGTTGAGTTCCCAAGACCACTTCACGAACTCGGTGTCGAAGGCAAAGGCATCCAGCGACTTCTGGCCGAACGTAACATCGGAACCGGCATCGTCGGTCAGCGCAGTGCCTTCGGTGTGGGCAACAGCCACCACCGAAGTATCATCGACAGTCGGAATCTTCAGCGAGTTTCCTGCCGCCGTGCTGATGACGGAGCAGTTCGCCTCGTCATACATCGGACCCCACGCCTTCATTGCGCGGTCGATGAAGGTGGCGAGTTCGGTCGGGACGGTGAAGCCGCCAGCCGTGGTCGTGCCAGCGGTCTGGGTACGGGCCTCAAACTTGGCCGAACCCTGACGAAGCACAGCGCGCTCCTCAGAGGTCAACTCGTCCTGCATGCCGCAGACCACCTTGGCGAATACCATGCGGTATTCCGGGGTGTCGGCCTTGTCCTGGCCGCGAGCTTCACCGTCAGACGGGATCGGGCGCTGCTTGGCGCGAACCTCTTCGGCGCGGCGCTCGGCGTCGGCCAGCTTCTCTTCACGCTTGATCGTGGCGTCGATCTTGTCGAACTCGGCCATGATCTTGTCGTGACGGGCCTCAAGTTCCGCAGCGCGGCTCTCGTCGGCGTTGGACTTGATCTCTTCAAGAGCGGAACGGGCTTCGGTAACGAGGCGGCCCCGCTTTTCGTTAAGTTCGGTCAAAGACATTTTTGTCTCCTATTTTGACCATTGGTGAAAAGGCCAGCGGCGGGGACGCCACTAACCGACTCCGCTTACGCGGGTAAAAACTCAGATGCTTCGAAACTTGTGGTCCTGCATCGCTTTGCGCTTCAGGCGCGCGGCAGCGTTGTTGAAGTTCTGGCGCTGGCGTTCCTTGCGAACGGCGGCAAGCGAACGCGCGGCGGCTTCGGTGTCAGGATACGCGGGATAAGTCACGACACTTACGTCCCAAAGTTCGCCGATCTTATCAATCGTGCGGAGCGGCATTTTGCCTGTCTCGTCCCAAGTCTGGATGCCGCCTTCCATCGTGAACGCAAAAGACATCTGGTCAATGTCGCCGCGCTGCATTTTCTTGATAAGATCGCGCGCATCCTGCGTGTCGGGCGGATCAATCTCAACCTTGAGGCCACGCTCGTCTTCCATAAGCCGCAGCGTGCCAGCCTTGAGGCGACCAAGTACGTGATCTTCCTCATGGTTAAACAGTGCGCGAACGTCCGAGGTCTTGATGGCTTCGGAAAATGCGCCCTTGGCAATCTTCTCGCGGAAGCCCCATTCACCGCCGCCGATTACCGTCTCGCTGTCGAATACGGCAGCGTAACCGGTAATCATCGGGATGTAGTCTTCGCCATCTTCTCGCTTTTCGACCTTGAGGCCGGTCAAGAGACGGAGTTCGCGGTTGTTCATTGAGGCATCTCCTGCGCGGGCGGCTGGTTGCCAAGCAGCACGGTCGCGCCCTGTATGTGCAATTCGTTTGCGGCCACGTTGCTGTGCGCTGGCCGGTTCTCAATAAGACGCGCTTCATTAGGCGTCAGGACACCGCTCTGGATGGCTTGGGCCAGACCAGTCATGCGGGAAGCAAAGTCACCACGGAGCAGACCATCAAGGTTGTGCTCAACGTATCTATTGTTATTTAGACGCCCGAACAGCTTCAGGTTCAGTTCGCCCTCAAGCGCCGCAGCCCACTGGCCGACGAGGTGCTTGACGAAGAACAGGTCCTGCTGTTCCGAATTGCTGAACGTGCCATGCGTCAGGTCTTGCAAGAAGACCGGCGGCATCTGGTAGGCGCGAGCGATCTCCTCAACTTGGAACCGCCGCGCCTCCGTCATCTGGCCCTTCTCAGGATCGAAGCCGATCGGCTTCAACTCATGCCCCGGCGGCATCGGGATGATCGGCTTTTCGCTCGACTTGGCGACTTCAATGGCGCGGTGAATGTCTGCCATTGCGCGCTTCATGGCTTCTGCGCCTTGGGGCAATGGGCCAACAAGCGCCAGAGGCGGAACACCACCGCCCGCAAAAAAGCCAGACGCATAATCGTTCATCGACAGCGCAAGCTGGATTGCCTTTTCCGCAAGCGCGATAGGCCCATAATGCTTGAGCATGTCATGCTGGAGCATGAAGGCAATGTCGATCACATCCGATGCTGGATATTCTCGCCCGTCCAGCCCGTAGATGATCCGACCATTGACACGCTTGATCGTCGCTTTGGTCGGGTCCATCGGCCAGATGGCCTCTACGTTTGGACCCGCCCGCTCAATCCACGCCAGCCCGCGCCCGCCTGTGAACACCTGTTGCCAGAAGTATGACCGGAATTTAAAGGCATCCATGTCCGGGTTCGGGTTCTCATGGATGATGATTTCGATTTTGCCAGACAACCGCTCGGGACCATCCGCAGTGCGCTTGTAGGCATGGAGCGGGAGGGCCGCGAGGGTCCGAGAGAGGAACGCAACAGCGGAGTGAACCGCCGGAACCTTCAGGGCATTGTCAATCGTCACAGCCGGTATGTTGCCGCCCGAAATGCCGAAGAACCGCAGGAAGCTGTCGGCGGATACGGGAATCGCCGGATTCTCAATGCTGCGGGCCTCAGCCACTGGCTGGCTGCGGCTGAATAATTCTCGAATGTTCATCAAGCCACCAGCGTGAAATTGGGGTCATCCCAAGGTGAAGCAGTCTCGCCGCCGCCTTGGGTGTCGCGGGCCTTGAGCCCAATTGCCATTGCCGCCGCCACCGCACCGTCGATGCGGAACCGCGTTTTTGACTTGTCCAGTTTGCGATTGCCTGCCGGGTCAGTGACCGCGACGGCATTGGAAAAACAGAAGCCCAGGACGGGGTTGCCGTCGTGAGCAAAGCGGCGCTCGATCACCGACACCTCGAGGGCGTCGATGGCCGGTGCCATGTCTCGAAAGCCTTGCCCGAATGGCACGAGCCGCAGCCCGTTGGCCGCGCCGTCCTTGCCGTCAACGTAGGACGCAAGGCCGATGCCATCCAACTCGCGTATCAGGTTCTCGATGCGCCATCGGTCGTATGCTAGGCCGCGCACCTCATAGTCGCTCGCGATCTCCGCAATTGCTCGAGCAACAAACCCGTAGTCGATGGCCCTGCCATCCGGGGCCGCGATCCAGCCATCCCGCACCCACTGCCCGTATGGCGCTCGGTCGCGGTGTTCGTGGTCACGGATCAGATCACCCGGCTTCCAGAACCACGCCTTGATGCGGTCACCGTTATCGGCACTGATCGCCACCAGTGCGGTGAGGTCAGTGGTCGATGACAGGTCAAGCCCCAGATAGACCGGCTCGCCGTGTTTCAGCGTCTCGTCCACGAGGCACGCATTCCATTCAGACCGCGCGATAAGCGGCGATTGCGCGTCAACCCGTTGGTTGAGGTAGTGATTCCTAAACGTCGCCTCGAAGCTCGGCATGCGAGCGGCACGAAGCGCCATTGTCCGCATGTCATCGAGGCTTCGAAAGTCGCCAAGCGCCGGGTTCGCAGCTTTCCAAGTGGCTTCGTCGAATACGTCTTCGACATCATCCGGCACCGCATACAGGTGTGTGACCGTTGTCGGATCGTCAGACCTCAGCCCGTCATCAATAAGCTGCGACAGGATATGCTGGGGATCGTTGCTCTGCGTCGAGATAACAACAAACAGCGGCTCCGAACGTGCGCCCATCGAGGTGTCGAGAACGTCATACAGTTCGCGGGTTCGCGCCTGCGCAAGCTCGTCGTAGATCACAACGCTCGGGTTCAGCCCGTGCTTCGAACCCGCCTCCGCAGATATGGCTCGGTAGAACGAACCGTTGGACCGGCACACAATCGTTTTCGTGGATGGCACCACAGTCAACATCGCCGCCAGCTCTGGGTCGGCGCGGATGATCTGTTCCGCGACCTTGAAGATAATGCCCGCTTGCTTTTGCTCAGTGGCCGCCGAATAGATTTCCCCGTTTGGGATCGCTTCCGGTCCGACGAGGTGGGCGATGCACAACGCCGCAATGATAGCAGACTTGCCGTTCTTTCTGGCGACGCTGAACACGGCGCGCCGAACAATGCGTCGCCCTCGATCGTCTACCGGGTCATAGACATCACGGATGAACTGCTTCTGCCAAGGCCGCAGCTTGAACGACCCGCCCTGCCCTTCGCCGCTTGGAATGGTAAGGCATTCAATGAACGCTATTACTCGCTCAGACCGCCCGGAAATGCGACGAGGCCCGCGAACTTGCTTATCGGCTTCTCGTCCTTCGGAACCTTCAGGCTCGCCCTGGCGGCGGGGTCTAACCCGAGACGGCTTCCGATCATGGCCATCTTCTGCGCCGCTTCGTTCAGTACCTTGATACATGGGTTGACGTACGATCTTCCTTCCCCTTCGCCGGGGATTACGGCGCCCTCGCGCCCAGCTTGCATCGCCGCGCTGCGGTGCAGATCGGAGGCCACGCAATAGGCGGCCAGCAGATCCTGATCCGCAGCGGTGTAAACGGTCGAGGGCATCGAGCCGATGACCCGGTCCCAGACTTCGCGGGCATAGTTGGAAACATAGTCGGGCGGCTGCGGGCGGCCATTGGCCACGACGGCATCGTCCAGGTTCAACGGACGCTTGGCCGGATTCCCCTCAAGGCGCCGGAGTTCCAGCGGCTTCGGTTTCGTTCCGCGTTTGCCCATGCGTTTTTCTCAATGCTTTCTGATCGGAATGGTTGGGATAGGTTCAAAAACCCTCAAAAGTTGCGGCGTAAATATTTGTTGATCGGCACCGT